TTGCTTCAGGTTTTGAAAGACCGTTGGCACAAGATGCTATAGACGAACTACGCCAAGCACTATCGCAGCCAGATGAAGTATTAGTAGAGCGTGAGGCGTGTGCGAGGTTGGTTGAAGCCGATGGACTAGCCCGTGGTGATGAAGGCTTAGTGTTTATTAAAGCGGCAGGAAGAATACGAGCAAGGTCAGAAAAGCCACCAGTTAAGACCTACTGCGGGGGTAAACCTAACTACTGCACCCCTGAAGTTACCCCCGATGTCGATGCCGTAAACATGAGCCAAGAACGTGTCGATGAAACGGAAAAACGTAAACATAATCCTTGGCCTTCAGTGCAATGTGCTTGCGGTGGAACCATTTATTTTAAGTACACACCACCTGTATCCGATTATCACGAAGGGTGGGAAGAAGGGTTTAAGGCGGCAACACGTGAACAGGAGCCTTTCATTTATGTGCGTGAAGATAATGAAAAACCTTTTGGTGGGTTTGAGCACTGCAGCGAAACAGACGCGGGAGCCATCCCTGTATATACAGCGCCTATGCTCTACACACCGAGGCCAAAGCGTGAATGGGTTGGGCTGACGGATGATGACATACACGACGCATTTAACTATGTTGAGATGGTCAAATTGCTGGATTTTGATAGGGATAGGCCAGAGTGGTGCGAAGCGTTTGCTAGGGCTTGCGAGGCAACATTGAGGCATAGAAACGGAGAGAAGCAATGAGTTTCTTACGAGAGGCTGCAGTAGATTTAATTATTGCTTTGCAAAACCACGGAATACCAAAAGAAATTGAGATTCAATTTAGTCGGTTATGCCAAGAATGTACTAGGTCGGCGGAGAGTGAAACAGCGATGTTAAAGCGCAAGCACTCTTGCCCTGATTGGGACTATATGGTTATAGATGAAGATAGCCCAGAGTTTGAATCATGTCTTTGTTATACAGAGTCTGTAAAAGAATGGGCCGGTCTTACTGAAACAGACATTTACGAATCAATAGGGATTGAAGATGAGTTTGAATTTGCCAAAGCCATCGAAGCCAAACTAAAGGAGAAGAACACATGACAGGCGAACAGTTGAACTACCAATGTAACAAACGCCGTGTCGTTGACCTTACCCCCGCAAGACCGTGGGTAGAGATAGACATCCTAGAACTCAAGGCGATTGCAGAGTCGTGTAATCTCTGGGGTTCGGATGTTTACAGCGACGTGGAGGAACTAGCGGCGCAGATTAACAAAAGACTGAAAAGGAAGAACACATGAGGAAACTACTTGCCAGTTTGTTGTTTGTCCCGTGCATGGCTAGTGCTGAGTTTATGACCGGCAACAACCTACACGGAAAAATGAACGGCGACTTTGGCGATAAAATGCTTGCCTTGGGATTTATTCAGGGGGTGTTTGACGTGTACGTTAGCGTCACATTTTGTTCGCCAAGCAATGTAACAGTCGGGCAGGTGTCAGATATGGTCAGGAGTTACTTAGATAACAACCCGTCTATGAGACACAAAACCGCAGAGTCCTTGATAAACCAAGCACTAAAACAAGCGTGGCCTTGCGCTAATAGAAACAGCAAGAGTGGTGTATAACAAAGTTAAAGGAGAATAACTGTGTATGAGAGTGAACACGCGGTGCGGATTATTTATTGTGGCAATCGTCTCCAGCATGAGATGGCTAACACGTATGCTCCCGACAGAAACGCCATCGCGGCGTTATGTCAGGAAATTGAGAACTCGGCACACGAAATCTACAAGTGGGTAAACGGGATAGAGGGCAAAAGTGAGTAGGTTTACCTATATCCCCGCCGATAGAACCGACCTGAGAGAGTCCATGAAAAGATATAGAAAGATGGTAGAAGATGAAAATCGAAGATTACATTCTGGCAAGCAAGAAGCCAGTTCACCCAACCCACCTGGCAGAGAGGTTCTCGGTCAGCAAGAGCAAGGCGTACAACGTCTGCGTCTCGTTGCTACTGGAGGGCAAAGTTGAAGAAGTCAGAGTCGGTGCGCGAACCTTTTATAGGGTTCGTCGAGATGAACCTAAAGATGGACGGGGTCTTGAAGACTAAGTTCTGCTTTTCCTGCCAGCGGGAAAGGAACAAGGAAAACGGAAGTTATATAATCAGGAAGGGGAACAAGCAATGGAAGTGCATGGACTGTCAACAGAAGCGTTGGTTCTCTACGCAGCCTTCGCCCTCGGAATCGTAGGCTATGTCACAAGTAAGGATGGTCGTAACCGTGTTGGATACGACTGTAATAAAAGGAAAGAAGATGAAAAACACAACTAGAATCCTAGAAGCCATCAGCTCGGCCACGGAACCCGTAACCCTGAACACACTCAAGAACGACTTGGGGATGTCGCCAGGAATAATCTCTGGGTCACTTGCCAGCCTGATGAAATCGGGTAGGTTGGAGAGGCAACAACTAACCGCAGAATTTGGGCGAAAAAACATTTGGGGGTATGTCCCAAAAACTATTGCAAAAACTTCAGAAAAAGACTAACATCATCGGTGGAGTAGTGCGCCTCCTCCTCAGCATTGCTCCTTCAAGCCCTCAAACCCCCTCGGCCAAAAGTCGGGGGGGTTTTCTTTTACCGAAACGGAGAACGATATGTACGGCAAAAAACCCATGAAGCCCATGAAGAAGCCCGCCAAACCGGGTAAGTACGCTCCCAAGAAATGAAGGGCACAACCATAATGATTGGGCTGCTTGGCAAACCCAAGGAGTCCAAGGAGATGGAAGGCGGTCTCCTCGACGAGGAAGGCTCCTGTCCGCTTGCCACCCAGGACGAGATAGTCAACCGTGGCAACAAGCAAAAAGCCATCCTGACCGCCAAATACGGCCCTAGCGAGGGCAAAGAAAAGTGCGGCAACTGCGAGTACGGGATGAAGTTGAAGGGCTGTGGTCTGGGCAAGAACGAGGTGTTCTGCGACGTTTACGAGTTCAAGTGCAGCGCGGATAATGTCTGCGATGCGTGGGAAAGCATGGAAGAAGAAGAATCCGAAGAAGAATCGGATTAAAGACCTCTTTAACTGCCTAACAGGAGATTCAAATTGCCTTTCAAATTTAGGACGGTTTCTAAATTTTGTGGGCATTGTAAGGTTAAACTTGTCCTGAACAGTTCTAGGGACATTGAAAGAAAGAAGTTTTGCAGCCATTCTTGTCGTGCCAAGGCTTACATAACGCCAGAAATTACAAAACTGGCACAGTCAATGGCAAATACAAAAGAAGCAAATGCCAAAAAAAGTCATCACGGTGAGAACCACCCGATGTGGAAAAAAGACCGTTTTCAGGTCAAAAGGCCAAGAAATCAGGCAGAGTTTGCTTGGTGGAGAAAAGCGGTTTTTGAGCGCGACAATTATACTTGTACTCAATGCGGGAATATCGGTGGCAATCTAACGTCACACCATAAAGCGCCTGTTGTAAGATTTCCAATGTATAAGTTTGAGTTATGGAATGGGATTACACTTTGCCATTCTTGCCATACAGATGTTCATAAGGCAGCAAACGAATTGTTTCAAACAGGTGGATTTTGTAACAAATTAAAGGAGAGCCCAATTGCCGTTTCGCTCTAAAGCCCAAGCCAAACTAATGTTCGCCGCAGCCGCCTCCCCAAAGGTCGCCAAGGCTACGGGTGTCCCCCAGAAGGTAGCCAAGAAGATGGTCAAGGAAGGGCAGTCTAGCCTCAAGAAGCTCCCAACGAAGGTGAAGAAATGAAGAAAGAAGTCTACGAGAAGGCTAGACCCAAAGGTCTGGGAAAGCCAAAGGCACTTAGCCCCAACCAGAAGGCAGCCGCCAAGCGGTTCGCCAAGTCCACGGGGACAAAGTACCCATCCCTGCTTGCTAATATGCGCGGGGCGCAAGCCAAGAAATGAAGATAAGGGACGCTGCCAAGCGGTTTGAAGCCTATGACAGAGCAACTACGAAAAAGATGGCCGAACATAATCGGTCTGGTGGAGATGTTCGCGCACCTGTTAGGTCGCTCAAAGGAGCCTCAACAGGCGACAAGTACGACCGCGCCAAGTTCATCTACCGAAAAGCAGCCCAAGCCCTTACTGCTGGACACCCTCTCAAAGACAAGAACGGAGAGGCTACGCCCGCAGCCCTCCAGTTCAAACGCTGGGCGGCCAAAGTCCCGCAAAACCGCGAAGACCTCCAAGAACTCAAAGCCCTCGGGACAAGACTCAAAGCCCGCTACAAGCCCAAATAATGCACGCAAGCGCACTACAAAGCGCGACTGAGTTTTTCGACAAGTACCCCCTAGAGGCCGCCTCTGTGGTGGAGATAGGGTCGCAGAATGTCAACGGCTCCCTCAAGGACGTATGCCCCAAGCACTATTCTTACACGGGGCTAGACTACTCCCACGCAGATGGCGTGGACATAGTCTTGGAAGACGAGTACAAGTTCCCCCTACCTGACGGCTCTACGGACATTGTGGTAACAAGTAGTTGCTTTGAACACGCCGAGATGTTCTGGCTAACCTTCCTAGAGGGCGTGAGGATTCTAAAGCCTAGTGGGTTGTTCTACATAAACGCCCCGTCCAGAGGCGAGTACCACGCTTTTCCACAGGATTGTTGGAGGTTCTACCCAGACGCTGCCAAGGCTTTACTAAAGTGGGCAAAGCGCAACGGTTATAATTGCACGCTTGAATACACAAAATTATTAGACAACCATTGGGGAGATTTCATAGTTGTCTACCGTAAAACTTAACCTTGGCTCAGGAAAAGATTGGCGCAAGGACTGCATAAACGCAGACATCCAGCCGGAGAAGAAACCCGACTGGGTTCTAGACATTACAAAAGTCCCGTGGGGTGAGGTTATAGACACCCGCTTGGGGCGGTTCGCAGTAGAGAAGGGGATGGTCACCGAGATAATCGCCAACGATGTCTTGGAGCATATTCCTGACCTTGTGACAGCAATGACTAATTGCCGAGACTTACTTAAGCGCGGTGGCGAGATGCACATCCATGTGCCCTACGACTTAAGTCTAGGCGCGTGGCAAGACCCGACTCATGTACGGGCGTTCAACGAAAACTCATTCTTATATTACACAGATTGGCATTGGTATCTAAACTGGGACGAGAAGTTCACCTGTACGCAGATGGGCTTCGAACTCTCGGATTTAGGTCACGAGATGCGGGAGCAAAAGGTTCCCACAGAGACCGTCATAAGAACCCCTCGTGCGGTAGATGCCCTGCAAGTCATACTCAGGAAGGATTGACATGGAAAAGTTACAAGCATTGTGGTCGGACATAAAACTACTAGCCAAGCGTATTCTTGCAAAACTAGGTTTATAATTGTTGTAGAATAGCAACACTTATCCCGAACAACCAATAGGATTCGGACATGGAAATCAGTAAAGTAGAAGAAGTTACAGAACGTAGACTCCCACCCAACGCGGGAAAGGGAAGACCTGCGGGAGTGCCTAACAAGTCCACAAGTATCGTAAGGGAGGCTATTGCCAACCTACTAGAGCGTAACGCCGAGAACATGGACAAGTGGCTCACATCCGTTGCGGATGGGGACGAGGTCAAGGGCATAAAGCCCCAGCCCGACAAGGCATTGGACATCATGCAGAAGTTAGCCGAGTACCACATCCCCAAACTCGCTAGGACAGAGGTAGTGGGCGACAAGGACACTCCGCTAGAGTTGAAGATTTCGTGGCAGAAATGACCCTACAAGAACGGTTTGAACAGAAATTTCAACCGGTTCCGTGGTCTGGCTGCTGGGTTTGGACTGCCGCCACAAAGGAACATGGTTACGGCGTGATTGGGATTGGTTCAAGGAAGCAGGGAACCATGAAGGCACACCGTCTTTCCTATACGCTTTACAAGGGTGACATTCCAGAGGATTGCGTGGTTATGCACCTGTGCAATAACCCATCTTGCGTCAACCCTGACCACTTAGAAGCTGGCACTAGGAAGCAAAATCAGCGTTATATGGTTGATTGCGGAAGATTAAAGGTTCCCAACAATCAGGGCGAAAAATCGGTTGGCGCAAAACTGACAGAAGAATCTGCGCTAGAGATTAAACGTGCTTACGCGGATAAAGGTAAGCACACAGCAACAGGTTTGGCTAAAAAGTTTGGAGTATCAAGAGCCGCCATATACGAAATATGGAGGGGCAAAAATTGGACTTGGCTAACGGACACGAAATAATAATCCCGTACAAGCCAAGGGAGCAGCAGATGGCTATCCACGATGCGTTGGACAAGCATCGGTTTAGTGTTGTCGTTGCTCACAGAAGGCTAGGAAAAACTGTACTTGCCATAAACCACCTTATCCGCGCAGCCATGCTCTGCGGCAAGGAAAGCCCACGGTACGCCTACGTTGCCCCTACCTACTCCCAAGCCAAGCGGGTGGCGTTTGACTACCTGCTAAAGTTTACGGAACCCCTGACCCCAACGGCTAACATAAGCGAGCTCAGGGTAGACTTCTACGGAAGGCGCATAAGCCTCTACGGTGCAGACAACCCAGATTCCCTGCGAGGAATATACTTAGACGGCGTGGTACTGGACGAGGTAGGGGACATGAACCCGAAGGTCTGGAACGAAGTCCTGAGGCCCGCCTTGACCGACAGACTCGGGTGGGCACTATTTATTGGTACTCCCAAGGGAGCCAACCACTTTAAGGACTTGCGCGACAGGGCAGAGAAAGAGGAAGGGTGGGCGTTACTTGAATTTAAGGCTTCGCAGACAGGTATTATCAGCGCAGAGGAACTTGAAGCTGCCAAGAAAGAGATGGGCGACGACAAGTTCGCAACGGAATTTGAGTGTTCCTTTAATGCAGCGATTGAAGGTGCGTATTACGGCGCAATACTTAATACGCTTGCACCTGAACGCTTTACCGAGTTCGCCACAGACAGCCTCTGCAAGACATACACGGCCTGGGACTTGGGGGTTGGGGATAGCACAGCTATATGGGTTTGCCAGGTTGCGGGGCAGGAGAGGCGGCTCGTTGACTATGTTGAGAACCACGGCCAAGGACTAGATTGGTACGTCAACTGGATAAAGCAAAATGATTACACAAAGGCTGAACACATCTTGCCCCACGACGTTGAGGTACGAGAGCTCGGCACAGGCAAGAGCAGAAAAGAAGTCTTACAAGACCTTGGACTCAATATCACCGTCTGCCCAAGAATGTCTATCGACGATGGGATACAAGCCGTTAGAAGGCTTTTACCTAATTGCTACTTCCATCCACGAACTAAACAAGGCGCAGATGCACTACGCAACTACCGCCGCGAGTACGATGAGAAGCGCAATGTTTACTACGACAAACCCCTGCATGACTGGTCAAGTCACGCTGCGGATGCCTTTAGGTATCTCGCTGTTGGCTTGAATACCACTAGCACATGGGGCAAACCGCTACCGATTAACACGAAATGGATTGTCTAAATGCAAGAATTTGACCTACAAGCCATCATTGAAAACGAGATAGACAATGCACTCGGCTACATCAATACCGAGACCGTAGAGGAACGCCGCGACGCGCTGATGGCGTACAACCGCGAACCCTACGGCAACGAGGTCGAGGGGCGGTCTACCATCGTTACAGGGGAAGTCGCAGAAGCCGTAGACGGAGCGTTGCCACAACTCCTGCGTGTATTTACCCAATCCGACGACGTGGTGCGGTTCGAACCCAAATCACCTGGCGACGAACAGAAGGCCAAGCAAGCCACCGAGTACTGCAACTGGGTGCTGATGAACGACAACCCAGGCTTCGAGGTATTCCAGACTTGGTTCAAGGACGCGCTCCTCCAAAAAGCAGGGGTCATCAAGGTCTGGTGGAACGACGAGACATCCGTGGACAAGGAGAAGTACGAGAACCTGTCCGAGGAAGAACTGACCCTGCTACTAGCAGACGGGCAGATGGAAGTGGTCAAGCAACGCCAGATTCAGGTAGGCGAGGTTCCAGTTCCTCCAACCCCAGAGCAGATGATGCTTGCCCAGCAGACGGGTGTTGCGCCAGAAATGACAATGCAACCCGTGTTCGCGTACAACGTCACGGTCAAGAAGATAAACAAGAAGGGTTCGGTCAAGGTCGAGAACGTACCGCCAGAGGAGTTCTTAATCTCCAAGAAGGCTCGCCGTATCTCTGACGCGCCATTCGTAGCCCACCGTAGACTGACCACCCGTTCCGAGCTAATCAGCATGGGCTTTAAGACTGATGAGATTGACCTCTTGCCAGCCTACGACGACCTGACATTCACCCCCGAGAGGGTGGCGCGGTTCCCCAACGGAGAGCAGCCGGACGACCCCAGCCTCGACACAAGCATGGACGAGATTGAGACGTTCGAGTGCTACATCAGGACTGACTTTGATGAGGACGGCATTGCCGAACTACGCCGTGTGTTCTTCGCTGGCGGCACAATCCTAGAGAACGAGGAGTGCGACTTCATCCCGTTCTGCTCGGTATGCCCAATCCCGATGCCCCACAAGTTCTTCGGGCACAGCTTGGCCGACCGCGTGGTGGACATCCAGAAGATTAAGACCACGATTACACGTCAGATGTTGGATAACCTGTACCTCTCCAACAACGCTCGGATGGCCGTTGTCGATGGGCAGGTAAACCTAGACGATATGCTGACGGTTACCCCAGGCGGTATCGTGCGGGTCAAGAACAACGCCGCCATAACGCCCCTACAAGTGCCTCTGGTGGCCGGACAAGCCTTCCCAATGCTTGCCTACATGGACGAGATACAGCAGAAGCGCACAGGCGTTACACAGGCTTCTCAGGGCTTAGACCCCAACATTTTGCAAAACACTACCGCGACAGCCGTGGCGATGGTTCAAAACGCAGGAGCCGCGAAGGTTGAGTTGATTGCTAGGATATTCGCCGAGACGGGGGTAAAAGACCTGTTCAAGTCCATCCTGCACCTTGTCTGCAAGTATCAGGACAAGGAAAGAATCGTGCGGATGCGTGGCAAGTTCGTGGCTATCGACCCACGCGAGTGGAGTAACGAGTACGACCTGACGGTAAACGTAGGTCTGGGTACCGGTAACCGTGAGCAACAGATGGCGATGGTGGCCGCAATCCTGCAAAAGCAGGAGCAGATTCTTGCCCAGATGGGTATGGCTAACCCTCTCGTGTCCCCAAGTCAGTACCGCAACACCTTGGGTCGGTTCATCGAGTCCGCAGGGTTCAAGGACACCAACGAGTTCTTCCGCGAGATTACGCCGGAGATGGAACAGGCGATGTTGCAACCGCAACAACCACAACCTGACCCCGCTACCGCCGCCCTCATGCAACAGGCGCAAGCCCAGATGCAGATTAACCAAGCCAAGGCGCAAGCGGACATCCAGCTACAACAGGCGAAGGCTCAGGCAGACATCCAGTTACAGCGCGAGAAAGCCGCCGCAGACATTCAGTTGGCTAGGGAGAAGGCCGCCGCACAGATGGAACTCAAGAGTGCCGAGTTCCAAGCCGAGGCGCAACTCAAAGCATTTGAGGTTTCCCAAGGTCGCGGTCAAGGCGTGGAGATACCTGGTTGAACGAAACAGAACGGGCGATAGCCTACCTAAACGACGAGTTCTTTATGGCTGTTGTGGAAAAGCAACGGCTGATGTATATTAACAACATATTAGACAGTTCTGACGAGGATGTAGATGTTCGTGAACGCGAGCGTCTAAAACTCAAGGGGCTAGAAGAATTTATTGCGTCACTCAAGTCCATAGCCGCAACGAAGGAGATGGACAAGAAACGCAAGTTTATGGTTTTTTAACCACAGTAGGAGTTCTAAATGGAAGACACCAACCCGCAAGGGAGTGCAACAGTAGACAATGCAGCCGCCAAAATCTTCGGGATGTTGGAGCCAGAGCAGCCGGAAGGCCAAGCCGAGGAACTAGCACAGGAAGAAACCCAAGAGTACGAAGCGCAAGCCGAGGAATCTGAGGAAGCGGAAGGCGAAGAAGTCCAAGAGGAAGTCGAAGCACCACAACGGTTTCGGGTCAAGGTTGACAACGAAGAACTGGAAGTGGACTTAGACGAACTGATTAAGGGCTACTCACGCACATCTGACTACACCAAAAAGACGCAATCTCTAGCCGAACAGCGCAAGGCAGTCGAATCCGAGCGCACGAAGATAGAGGAAGCCGCCAAATTACGGGACACCTATGCCCAACGGTTGCAAGTCATCGAGCAAATGTTGACACAACCTGCGGAAGACCTGACTGCCTTAAAAGACCAAGACCCCATTGGGTACGCGGTCAAGATGGCAGAGAACATGGAACGCGAAAAGCAGCTACAAGCTGTCCGCGCCGAACGCGAATCACTCCAAGCCAAGCAAGCCGCCGAACATCAGGAGAGGCTTAAGTCTCACATCCAACAGGAAGCCGAGCGTCTACGTTCTGCCATCCCTGACTTCGGAGATGAGGTAAAGGGCGAGGTTATCCGCAAGGAGATAAAAGATTACGCCAAATCGGTTGGGTGGACAGACCAAGAGTTGTCGCAGGTGTACGACCACCGTGCCGTCCTGACTCTGTATCGGGCTATGCAATACGAAAAATTGCAGAAGTCAAAACCTGCCGTCTCCAAAAGAGTGGCAGAGGCTCCCAAGTCATTAGCACCTGGGGTCGGCTCTCCTCGCCTTGATAAGGACGGAGAGGCGGTCAAGAAATTGACCAAGCAACTCAAACAAACTGGTCGCCCGCGAGACGCGGCGGCTTTACTAGAACGATTCCTCTAAGGAGAATTAAATGTCAGTACCCTCAAATACCTACCTGCGGTACACCAGCATCGGTGTCCGCGAAGACTTAGCAAACGTCATTTATGACATCAGCCCCACCGACACGCCTATCATGTCGTCCATCGGCAAGGCTCGCGCAACCCAGACCAACCACGAGTGGCAGACCGACGCATTGGCCGCCGCTACGACTGCTAACGCCCTCATCGAAGGTGATGACGCAGCCGCTTCCTCGTTGGCTCCCACGACCCGTGTTGGCAACTTCACGCAAATCGTTGGTAAGACCGTTCAGGTTTCTGGCACGCTTGAGGCAGTAGACAAGGCTGGCCGTAAGTCTGAGAAGGCTTACCAGTTGGCTAAAGCCGCTTCCGAAATCAAGCGCGACATCGAGACAATCATCACGGCTAACCAAGCCAAGACCAACGGTACGGCCACTTCTGGCGCTCGTAAGATGGGTTCGCTCCTGTCCTACATCACCAGCAACGTATCTAAGGGTTCGGCTGGTACAAACCCGACAGGTGACGGTTCCGACGTTCGTTCGGATACCACAACCCGCACCTTCCTTGAGTCCATGCTCAAGGACGTAGCACAGCAAATCTTTGAAGACGGCGGCACACCGAAAATGTTGGTTGTTCCTCCCGGACTCAAGGCAACTGTGTCTGGTTTTGCTGGTGTTGCACAGCAGCGTTATGTGACCGGCGCAGAACCCACGACTATCGTGGCTGCCGCAGGTGCTTACCTCTCGGACTTCGGTCTCATCAGCATCGTTCCTGACCGCTTCATGCGTTCTACGGATGCCCTGATGCTCGACTCCGAGTACGCAGCCCTTGCTTACCTCCGTCCTTTCCAGACGAATGACCTGGCTAAGACCGGCGACTCTGACAAGACTCAGATTCTTGCCGAACTGACCCTCGAAGTTCGTAACGAGAAAGCACACGGCGGTGTATTTGACATCAAAGCAGCGTAACTTGTGATAGAATCGGCGGTGGGTAATTCCCACCGTCGGTTTTGTGGGGTAAATATGCAAAAGTTGGGCGAAGAAGTAACGATAGAGGGTAAACGTACTTGGTTTGCGGACGGAGATGGCGGGCTTGTCATCAGGGACGAACAAAACGTCGCACCAATCCTAGAGGCTAACAAGGCTTCTTATAACCAGATAGATGAACGCGCCCGGTGGGGTGATGGTGCGCGGGTAGCGGAGATTCCCAATTCGGTCATTGCAGACCTGAATGTGAAGGGAATTATGAGGGGGTTCGCTGTGGTAGACCAGAAACGCATGAAGGCTTTTCTAAATGACCCGGCAAACCGTTTTTTACGGACAAGGCCGGGGAGAGTTTAGTGGGCAAGATTCACGACAAGATTAAGCAAAAGCAACAAAAGACACCGTGGGACGATAAGAAAGTCGCCATTTGTATCCCTTCTCGTGGAGAGATGGAGATAGGAACGGCGTTTGACTTGGCGGTGCTATGTGCCTACGACGCAAGAAACAGGTCTGGACACCAAGCGGTTTACACGGTTGCCGGAACCCTGATATTTGACCAGCGCGAGAAGCTGGCGGCAGAGGCAATAAAAGAAGGCGCGGACTACATTCTGTGGATAGACGCAGACATGAGGTTCCCGAAGAACACGATAGAAGTCTTGTTGGCGCACGATAAGCCCATAGTTGGGGTGAACGCCACGACGAGAACCTCGCCGGTCAGACCTACGGCAAAGAACCTAGAGATAGACTTTGAGAAGAAAGAGAATCATTGGATTCCAATCGTCTCTAAAGACAAGACCCACCTAGAGTGCGTGACCGCGATTGGTTGCGGGGTGATGATGGTCAAGCGGGAGGTGTTTGAGAATACCCCGAGACCGTGGTTCTGGTTCGAGAAGATACCTGGCGACAAGTTGCTAGGGGAAGATGTGTACTTCTGCATCAAGGCAAAAGACGCAGGATTCGATACTTATTTAGACCACAACCTGTCCAACGCAATTGGGCACGTTGGGTCTTACACTTATTCATGGAACGACTACAATGGCCCTAGCGACTTTCAGCGACCTCCAGACATCGGTAGCGAACTACCTCGGACGGAGTGACCTTACCAGCCAGATTCCCGACTTTATCAGCCTAGCGGAGTTGCGCCTATCCCGCGACATTCGTACCCGCAGGATGCTCAAAACGGCCACGGCAACGATGACCGTAAACGACCCGACGGTAGGGTTGCCAAGCGACTTTCTCTCTATCCGCGATGTGTTTATTCAGGGGCTTCCGAGAACGGTAGTCACCTACACATCACCAAGCATTTTCTCTAGCAACGCCCGCGCAGACCAGATTGGGCTGCCGGTGTTTTACACCATGCGTGGCAACGAGCTAGAGTTCGCGCCCAAGCCTGATAGTGCCTACGTCTTGCAGATGCTTTACTACTTCAAGCCCGCCGTACTGTCTGTAAGCAATACTAGCAACGAGTTCTTGGCTAACTACCCAGACGCGCTACTGTACGCAAGTCTCCTGGAGGCAGAGCCGTACCTGATGAACGACCCGCGTACACAAACGTGGTCGAGCCTCTACAACCAAGCAATTGCAAGAATCAACACCTCCGACGAGGAGAGTGAGTTTTCTGGTGTTCCCTTAGTTATGACCGTTACAACGAGGTAATCAAATGGCAGAATTTAGCAACTACTTAGAGAACAAAGTCCTAGACCACGTTCTCCGCAACACTTCTTACACCTCCCCCACGACGGTGTACGTTGGACTCTACACATCAGACCCAACGGACGCTGGTTCGGGTACGGAAGTCTCTGGTGGCTCCTATGCCCGCCAAGCCCTGTCCGTTACCACGGCTTCGGGTGGAATCGTTACCTCTAGCGCGGATGTTACCTTCCCGCAATGCACAGCCTCATGGGGTTCCGTGGGCTATATCGGGATTCTGGACGCGGTTACTAGCGGCAACCTACTCATGCACACCGCGCTTACGACTGCCAAGACCATCGACACAGGCGACATTCTCAAGATTACTTCTGGCAATTTGACGGTTACGTTGGACTAAATGGCGTTACTGACCCTTGAAGAATTAGACCGCTTCGGGAGTCTCGACGATTTACCGTTCTCGCTAGACGCGAACTGGATGGACTGCGGGATACAAGGCCCGTACACGCTAGAGCAGTTAGACTACTTTAGTAGCAGTATCGACAACTTGGCATTTAGCCTAGATGACCCCATCTGGACGCTAGATACTACGGAAATCTGCCTTATCTACGCCCCCCAGAACATCACGGGCGTGGGTACTGTAAACGCTATACCTCAGTTCTTTGAGACCGCCCAAGCCCTGATTACGGCTAACGGACAGGTCTCGGCAAGTAGTACGAGATTGCGTACGATTCAGGGTGCGGTTAATAGTGCGGGGACGGTCTCTGCGGACGGTACTAGAACCAGACTCGTAGGGGCAATTATTACCTCTGCTGGCGAGGTTGTTGCTTCTGTGCAACGCACAAGGTTTGTGGATGGTAGCGTCTCTGCCAACGGGCAGGTAAACACAACCGCCAACACAATTGCAAGCGTGGTGGGTAGCATTTCTGCGGTAGGCTCGGTAAGTGCGCTTGCGGCGCGTTTACGGGACGTTGTAGGGGCTATAAATGCCTCTGGCAACCTAGTATCAGACGCGGTAAGACTTCGCCTTGTAGACGGTTCTATAACGGCAGAAGGGTTCCTGACCGCAAACGCAGGGTTCTCGTTCGATGTCCACGGCGATGTCGTGGCGACGGGAACTCTGACGGCTCTGGCGGGGATTATTTACTCAGTTTCAGGGCAGGTGGCAAGCAACGGACAGCTTACCTGCACGATGTACAAGTTCGGCGAGGAATGGGCTTTAGTACCTGACCAACCAAATACATGGTCTGCCATCAGTATCCAGAGCGATACATGGACACAAGTAACCACGGGTTCTGACACATGGACACCTATTCCTGACCAAAGCGACGTTTGGACACAACAATCTTCGGGAAGTAACACATGGCAATAACAAGAGTTACCTTTGGAGAGTGGCTACCTGACCAGCCAGGGGTTATCGGTGCGCTGACCACGGCTAAGAACTGCTTTCCAAAGGCGGTAGGCTACGGCCCGTTCCCGCAAGAGGTGGACTATTCTGATGCCGCACCGCAAAACCTAACGGCTGCGGCTGCCGCCAAGGACACGAACAGTATTACAAGTATCTACGCCGCCGGAACCACGCGGTTATTCAAGTTGGATACCAACGACTTTACTTGGGACGACATTTCCCCAATTACTTACAGCGGCGACACGGGTTGGAAGTTCACGCAGTTCGGGAACTCCCTGATTGCGGCTAACGAGTCCAATACCATGCAGTACATAGACGTTATGTCTGGGACTACCTTTGCAGACCTAGCCGCAGACGCACCCAAGGCCAAGTTCGTGACCGTGGTGCGGGACTTCGTGGTGTCTGGTTACCAGAGCGCCTACAAAAGCAGAATCCAATGGTCAGGAATCAACAACGAGAAGACTTGGACTACCTCTGCCACAACACAGGCAGACTTCCAAGATGTGCCTGACGGCGGGTTCGTGCAAGGGGTGACGGGTGGCGAGTTCGGATTAGTCTTGCTAGAGCGCAGTATCGTTCGGATGTCCTACGTTGGAACCCCGCTGATATTCCAGTTCGATAACATTGCTAGGAACCGTGGGTGTTTTGAGCCTAACTCGGTCATCCAATGGCAGGGTATTACTTACTTCTTAGGCGACGACGGGTTCTACGCCTGTGACGGGCAGAACCTGAAAAACATAGGTGCGGAGAAGGTCAACCGATACTTCTTTAATTCGTTAAAAGAATCAGACTTAGGCAACATGAGTGCCGCCATCGACCCCATCAATAACCTAGTGGTCTGGGGCTACCCCACAGTTGACTTGGATTACAGGGTCTTGGTCTACCACGTCCCGACAGGCAAGTGGTCGTACTCGGACTCCACGGCTACCCGTGTGGCTCCCGTGTCTACACCTTCCATAACCCTAGATGGGTTGGATGCGTTTAGCGCAAGCCTAGACGCGCTATCCATTCCGCTAGACAGTCGGACATGGCTAGGCGGGAAACTGCTTCTCCTTGGAATTAACGGCAACAAGCTGATTACCTTCACCGGCAATCCTAAGACCGCCACGATTGAGACGGCAGATATTGCGTCAGACACCAATCAGTCCATGATTACGATGATTAAACCCATCGTAGATAACGGGACGGGTAGTGCGGCTATCGCCTCGCGGTTGCAGTTAAACCAGACGGTATCCTTCCCGACGGTCACGGCTGCCAACAGCGAGAACCGCATAGGCGCTAGGTCTTACGGGCGTTACCACCGCGTAAAACTCCAACCCTCTGGTGATTGGACAACCGCAATTGGGGTGGATGTAGAGATTCAGCAAGCGGGTACTCGCTAATGTTTAGAGTTCTACCGTACCAAGGCGGCGACCCTCGGCAGATTTCCGAGGTGGTCAACAACCTGATGAACGGCAAGTCCAATAACACGGGGACTATTACCCTTGCTACGGGCAATGCCACAAGCACTACCCTGTACGACGAGCGTATTTCTGTAGATACAAAAATTGTCCTGATTCCGTTCTCGGACGCTGCAGAAGCTGACACCGCGCCCTACGGTGCGTTTCAGGACTCTACCGACCAAGTAGCGGCTAATACGACCACGGCGTACCCAATGACGCTTAACACCACGGACTACTCAAACGGGGTGTATTTGTCGAACAGTTCCAGAATGAACGTGCGGAACTACGGGATTTATAACCTGCAATTTAGCGCGCAGTTCGTTAATACGGACAGCCAGATTCACGACATTGATATATGGTTTCGTAAGAATGGTACGAATATCGCCGCTTCTAACAGCCGGTACTCAGTCCCAAACAGCCACGGTGGTGTAGACGGACACATTATTGCGGCGTTGAATTACTTTATAGAACTGAACGCCAATGACTACATGGAAATCGTGTGGGCAACGGACGATGTAGCTGTCAGTATTCAGCAGTTGCCGACTAGAACTAGCCCAGACACACCGGCAACCCCGTCGGTCATAGCGACCATGCAGTATGTCGCACCGTCGGCGTACTCGAACATTTACGTCTCTGCCCAACAGCAGGGTCAGGCAACGATAAGTCACTATGCCAACAGTACGGCAAACAAGACTTATGCTTACATTTTGGTTGGATAATCTTTATAATAGGTGATATATGGCTTATGACGCTTTCGGAAACCCTATCCCTGGCACAACAGTTCCTGGTACTGGGCCGTTACCTAGTCTTTTAGCACCGGGTGGTGGCGAGTCAAAAATTGACCCAAGCCTTCGCCCTTACTTAGAGCGCGGTTTACAAAGGGCAGAACAACTGTTCTTCGGCGCACAACCACAAATGTTTGAGGGGCAGATGTACGTCTCCCCAAGCCAACAAACCCTTTCCGCGTTGCAACAACAGGAAGCGGCAATAACAGCCGGTCAACCGTTGCTCCAGCAAGCACAGCAAGCCTACCAAGCCTCTTTGGGCCAGATTGGGCAGACAGCCGCAGGTGGTTTTCTGCAAGGCTCCCCGTATCGTGAAGCAATGGTTCAGGCGGCTACCCGCCCCCTGACACAGCAGTTTGGCGAACAGGTGCTACCGGGCGTTGCAAGCCTTTATTCACGGGCTGGACGCTATGGGTCAGGCGCAATGGAGCGTGCCCTTGGCGGGGCTACGGAAGCCTATGGCAGGGCATTGGGCGACGTTACCTCCAACATCGTGGGGCAGGACTATGCTCGTGAGCGTGCATTGCAACAACAGGCGCAAGGTCAACAGGCAGCACTAGCCCAAGCCGCCCCATCGTTTTTTCAGCAAGGGTTTCTTCCTTCTCAGGCATTGGCACAAGTTGGTGCGGCGCAAGAACAGATTGCGGCACAACCCCTGCAAGAACAGATTCAGAGGTTTCAGTATTCACAGCAACTTCCGTACTCGCAATTGCAGTCCTACCTGTCGTCGGTTTACGGCACTCCAATGGCATCGAGCGTATACCCACAACAGCCACAGGCACAGACCAACAGGCTTGGTCAGGCAATAGGCGGCGCTGGACTAGGTTACATGGCAGGAAACTTCTTAGGAGGTTCTGCGTTTGGAGTTCCTAGCCAGTACATCGGTGCTGGTTTAGGTGCGCTTGGCGGGTACTTTCTTTGATTAGACAGGTAACAAAAGAAACCCTGCCGGAGTTTATAAGCCTTGCAAGGCAGATGCACGAAGAAAGCACCTCAAGAGATTTAGAGTTTTCAGCAGAGAAATTAGAGCAACTAATTGGTTCGCCATCAACATTTTGCGTGATGGCATACAAAGACCAAAAGGTAATTGGTGGGATGCTTGGATTTATTACAGAGCATTATTTCTCTAAAGACAAAAAAGCGGTAGAAAGCGGTTTATATGTTGTCCCAGAACACAGAAACGGGATGACTGGAGTTAGGCTAATTCGTTCGTTTGAGGATTGGTCAAAACAGCACGAAGCAAAGCATATTTGGATAGGTTACTCAACAGGGATAGGAGACATCAACAGAATGAAAGACTTCTATAAAGCCCTTGGGTATGACTATGAAGGATTCTTTTGCAGGAAGAAGATAAATGTGTAATCCAGTTCAAGAGATAAGAAACCTTGGTTCGGCAATTGACGACAAGATTCTTCAACCAATTAAGGAAGACCCAGTTGAGGCTGTCGCTACTGCTGTTGGCTACTATTTAGGTGGCCCACCTGGTGCTGCTGCGGCCCGTGGAACGACAAAGTTAATTCAGGGCGAAGACCCAGAAGATGCGGCCAAGGCTGCGGCTTTAACTTACGTTACGGCTTCCGTCGGCCAAGAAATTGGTGCGTCTACAGGCGGTGGTGGAGAGACTGGCGCGTTTGATTCTGGGCAAGGTTTAGATGCAATGTCTGGTGGCGCAGGTCAGGTTGGCGCAAGTGCAGCACCAATCTCTGATGCAACAGTAGTAACTCCAGAACAGACTTATCCTGGTGTAGAACAAAACGCATTTACACCAGCACCGGGTTCATTACAGGCAGAGTTGCCAAGCCTAGGCGTTGAAACCGCCGCGTCGTCAGCACCGTATACGGCGATACCTGGCTCGATAGAAGCTCAGTTAGCGGGGACTCCTATTGCTGGCGCAAACCCTGCAATCTCCATGCAAGACGCTTTCCGTGGAGCTAGGATGGTGCAAGGGTTGTTAAACAGACCTCAGCAACCGCAAGTTAATCCTTATATGCTAATGAACCAACAGCAACAACCTGGAGTTGTTAGTTACGAAGAATTACTTGGTTTGTTAAATAGACCAATGGCAAGTACGCCAAACGTGTATCAGGCTCTTGCACCAGCACAACAGAATCCTTACAGCTTAATTTAGGGCAAAAACATGGCTACACTTCAAGACTTTATAGGCGGTGGAATACCAGCCGGACTGCTAGACCCAGAGCAAATGCAAGCCGCAGAACAACGCGCACAAAACTCTGCGTTGATAAACACGTTCTTTAGTGTGCTACAAGCGTCTCGTGGTCAACCCGGACAAGGTAGGCCTGGCATTGGGCAGATTGTCGGTCAGGCTGGCCCAGTAGGGTTACAGGCTTACCAACAGTCGTTTGACAAGACCTTGGCAGATACTCTAAAAGGGTTGCAAGTAAAGGATTTGGTTGCCAAGCAAGCGGAAGCAAAAAAAATACAAGAACTTGCTCCAAAATTATTAGCCGCTGGTGGGGGTATAAATCAAGAAGTGGCAAATCAATTGATGACCACTCCTGCTGGCATGGAGTACTTATCAAAGTTTTCTCAAGCGCGTAGAGATATTTCTGGAAAAACTGAGTTGGTAGAAATCTTTAGTCCAACAGGGCAGCCAATGAAAGTTCGCTATAACGTAGACACAGGCCAATACACTCCAGTTGGAGGAGAAAAGGCAGAGCCGTTTGTTCAGGTTGACAGGGGGAATGTAATTGAACTTCGACGACCAAGCGGCGCTATTATTGGTAGCGTTTCAAAAGGAGCAGCTCCATCTGCCCCATCATTTTCAATGACTGAAACGGGTCAAGTTCTTGACACAAGAAGCGGACGGTTACTACAACCAAGAGACGAACAAGGAAACCCAATTACAATTGATACATCCGTTAAAGCAACGGAAGATGAGAAAAAATCTGCCGGTTTCTACTTGCGTATGAAAGATGCTACAACAACATTTGATTCCCCAATTTTAGACGCTCAAGGTAAACCTGTACTAAGAAATGGTAAACCAGTTTTGCTTAAAGATGCGGCAGAAAAACCAGAAATTGTTGCGGAAGTAATTGGCGGTATTGTTCCAAGATGGATGGGTGGTCAGGCGCTTCAAAACGTAGCAACATCTTCAATTCGCCAACAATATCAGCAAGCTCAAGAAAACTGGGTAACCGCTAACTTACGACCTGAGTCTGGTGCGGTTATTGGCCCAGAAGAAATGCAGAAAGAGATTCGTAAGTATTTCCCACAAGTCGGGGATTCAAACGACACAATCCGTCAAAAAGAAAAATCCAGACAAGTTACAGAAGAAGCAATTCGTAGACGTGCTGGTAGAGCAATAGGTGTACAACCATCACAACAACGTAATGTTAGCGTGGACTACTAAATATGGCCTACTCGATTACAACAAAAGACGGGATTACGATAAACAACATCCCAGACGATGTTGCGCCAGATTCACCAGAGTTAAAGTCCCGTGTGGCAGATATTCGTGCTGGAAAAACAGAATCCCGCGCAGAACCAAAAGAGGGGGTTGAAGAACCTTCTATGGGTGAGCGCATTGGTCGGCAGGTTGGCTTGACCGCCCGCGCCCTTCCTGGTGCGGCTGCTAACATAGCAGGGTTGGTTGGAGACCCATTAAACGCCCTCATCAACGCCATAACGGGAAGCAAGTTGCAAACCATTAGCGGCGCAACTGAAAACCTGATGACTAGGGCTGGACTTCCTGTACCAACAAGTCCGTCTGAAAAACTTGTGTATGACATCAACCGTGCGGCAGCAAGTGCCGTTTTACCAGGCGCGGCAATTCGTGTGGCTACACCAGTTGCACCTGTTCGTGTTGCGCCGCAAGCCCGTGTAGAGCCAACTATTGCTAAACCTGTTAGCGTAGAAAATATTGCCGAACCAATTAGGCGTACATTTTCAGAGAATCTTGGATTACAGGCAACTGGAGCGGTTGGTGGTACATTGGCATCACAGTTAGCGGCACAATCGGGCGCTGGCCCCGTTGGGCAGGCTGTAAGCGGATTGCTTGGCGGGGTACTTGCCCCAGCAGGTGTTCAAACAGCCGCCGAGAGGGTGACCGTAGGCGGGAAAGAATTAGTTCGCCCGTTTACAGAAGCTGGCCGTGAAGTGATTGCTGGCAATGTCTTGCGTCAGGTGGCTGCCGAACCAGAAACGGCAATGATGCGTGCCGCCACATACCAGCCAACCATTTCTGGCTACCGTCCGACTACGGCACAAGCCACACGGGATGTGGGGTTGGTTTCCGTAGAACCCACCATTAAGTCAATGGATGTGACTGGGCGTTTTGCACAGCAACAAAGCATGGCTAATCAGGCCAGAATTAACATTCTTGACCGCATGACAAAAGACAAAGAAGCCGTTGCGTCTGCGGTTGCAAAGCGTGACGAAATTACAACCCCGCTGCGCGAAGAAGCCTTTGCTAGGTCAACGGTGACACCAGAGGTGTTTCAGTCCGGCGTTGCTCTGACAGTTAACAAAACCATTGACGACATTCTTGCTTCTCCAGCCGGTAAGCGCGGAACGGTCATTTCGGTGATGGAAGACACACGCGACGACATTGCTAGGGCTACTAACCCAGCAGAACTGTACGAAATCCGTAAAGATTTACGAGCCGCAGAACGTGGTTTGTTAGACAAGTCTGACCGTGGTGGCCCATCTAAGAGTGCTTATGATGCCGCTCGTGGAGAACTAAACCGTGTAATTGCCGCAGTTGATGATGCTATTGACTCTTCCGCTCCAGGATACAGAGATTATCTCAAGAAATTTGCTGCCTCTAGCCGTGGAATTGAACGCTTAGAAGCCATGCAAGACTTTGGTTCTAGGGTTAAATCAACCATCCCAGACCCGATTACTGGGGACTACCTGCTATCCCAAGCCAGTTTTGTTAAAGCCATTCGTAGCATAGAGAAAGACAAAAACCTTGGGGGCCTATCTAAAGCCCAACTAAACACGGTTAAGCGTATTAGCCAAGACTTAGACGACGGCGTATTGGCGCGGGCTACACGCCCCGCAGGTTCCGACACCTTTAAGAATATGTCCACCGCCAACGTAATTGGTGGAATCGTCGGCAAACAGATATTTGGCGAGACTAGCCCACTTCTTAGTAAGGTGGCTGCACCGCTAAACTGGCTTTACAATGGCACAGACGATGCCATTCGTGAGGTGTTGGTAGACGCAATGCTTGACCCAAAGTTGGCGGCAAGGCTTATGCAAAAAGCAACAACGGCAACTATGGAACCAATTTCGCAAGAACTGCAACGCCGGGCGGTAAACCTCGGATATGGCTCAATTTTCGGACTGGAGTAAGAAATGCCTAAGACCAAGATTTCAGAATACTCAACGACCAACTCTGCTAATACCGACATAGAAGGTATTAACATCGACGAGGGGTGTCCCCCAAGTAGCATCAATAACGCCATCCGTGAGCTTATGGTTCACCTAAAGGAGTTCCAGACAGGGGCTTCTGGGGACGCGTTTACCTTTGCCGGTGGAACCCTGATGAGCGGGACGAACACCATCTCTGGGGCGGCTGTAATCTCTGGCAACATCAACTCCTCTGGGACGACCAACACCTTCTCCGGCGGGAATATTCTGTCCGGCACGAACACGATTTCAGGGTCGGCGATTATCTCTGGGAATATAAACTCGTCAGGGACTACTAACACATTCTCTGGTGGCAACATCTTCTCCGGCACAAATACCATCTCCGGCTCTGCCATCATCTCCGGGAACATCAATTCTTCCGGCACTACTAATACCTTTAGTGGCGCAAATATAATCTCTGGGAACATCAACTCTAGCGGGTCTAATACTTTCTCGGGAACCCAGGTTATCTCTGGTGGGAGTACCTTCTCAGGCGCGGCCAAGGGAACTCTGGTCACGGACAATGATGGTAGCTTTGACATGACCGCCGGTAACAACTTTACCTGCACGCCTACGGGGTCGATTACGCTAACATTTACTAACATAACTAGCGGTCAATCGGGTAATATATTGCTAGTAAACGGAAGTAATTACACAGTTTCCGCGCACACCAACACCAAGGTTGGGACGGGTGTCCTGACCGCACTATCGGCTACGGGGACATACTGGGTAAGTTATTTCTCTAACGGCACGAATGTGTATTTATCTGCCACCGGGGCACTAGCATGAAACGTCCAGATTTATCTGCTCGCAACACTACTCATGGGCTTTCTTCTTTGCCTGAGTATAAAATTTGGTGTGGAATGAAGCAAAGATGTTATTACACAAAACATAAATCATTTGCAAAATATGGCGCAAAAGGAATAAAGATTTGTGAGAGGTGGTTGGACTTTGGAAACTTTTACAAAGATATGGGAGCTAGACCAAAGGGAATGACATTAGACCGTATTGACATAAACAAAGATTACTCTCCAGAAAACTGCAAATGGTCAACTTCTGCTGAACAAATGAGAAATACATCAAGAACACGGTTTATAGAACATAATGGCATAAAAAAATGTTTAACAGACTGGGCAAAAGAATTTGGACTTAGGCCCGGTTGCCTTATTGTTCGAGCGTCCCGTGGGTATACAGACATGGAAATTTTGTTTGGTAGGGGTCGATAATGTCGATTATTCAAGGTAATGCTCACACCTCCGCAGGGGGCGGCGGCTATCAGATTGAACGCAGTCTCAGGTTCAATAGCGCAGACTCGGCGTATCTGAACAGGACTCCTGCTTCTACTGGAAGTCAAACTGCCTGGACTTGGAGTGCTTGGGTTAAGCGTAGTACAATATCAACTTCTAGAGAAAATGTTTACGCAATAAATAACTCTAATAGAATTTCATTTAGCAATGACGATTCTTCCCAGAATTTGGTTTTTGAAGTTTATAACGGTTCTGGTGCAGATTATTTTATGCAAACCTCAGCAGTTTATCGTGACCCATCTGCTTGGTATCACATCGTTGCAGTTTGGGATTCAAATAATGGAACTGCCGCAGACCGTCAAAGACTTTATGTAAACGGGGTTCGTATTACAGCATTTTCTGCAACTGGGAATACGGTTCCAAGCGGAGCAACATCAAATAACTGGAATACCACTTCTGCCAATAACATAGGAAGAAGCCCAGTTACAGCAAATCATTTTTCTGGTTATTTAACAGAACTTTACTTCATCGACGGTCAAGCCCTAACGCCATCCTCATTCGGTGAAACAGACTCCAGCACAGGTGTATGGAAGCCTAAAGCCTACTCTGGCACATACGGTACTAACGGGTTCTACCTCAAGTTTGCTGATAACAGCAACACCACTGCTGCAACGCTAGGCAAGGACAGTTCAGGCAACGGTAACAACTGGACACCTAATAACTTCTCGGTAACCGCTGGTGCTGGTAATGACTCCTTAGTAGACTCGCCCACATCCTACGGAACCGATACTGGTGTTGGTGGCTCCGTCAGAGGCAACTATGCTACTTTCAATGCGCTGCAAGGTACATCTACTTTATCTAACGGAAATCTTCAGATAGTAGGCCCAATTGGGGATGCACTAAGAGCGTCAACCCTAGGACTTACTTCAGGTAAATGGTACGCAGAGATTACTATTGCATCGGCTTTGTCAGCTTCTGCGTCTATGGGCATTGCAATATACAACCAAGCAGCTCTGCCCACCGTAAATGGAACCGCATCAAGAGGTTATTTCTATAACGGTCAGAAATATAGCAACGGAACTCTGGCCAACTACGGCACTTCGTTTACCAACGGTGACGTTATTGGCATTGCTATTGACCTAGATAACGCCAAACTTTGGTTTAGTAAGAACGGCACTTGGCAGGCAAGCGGTGATCCAGTTGCTGGCACCAACGCAGCCTATACAGACTTAGGGACTACTAGCACTTGGTTCATAACAGTTCAAACTGGAGGTGCTACTGGCGGTGCTACCTGCCATGCCAACTTCGGTCAAAGAGCCTTTTCCTACACCGCCCCCTCTGGCTTCAAAGCACTCTGCACACAGAATCTGCCTACGCCTACCATAGGTGCTACTAGCACGACACAGGCGAATGATTACTTTGATGTCAAGACTTGGAGTGGTAATAGTTCAACACAATCAATTGCTCTAGAGTTTGCGCCGGGGTTAATTTGGAACAAGAGCAGAAGCGGGGCGGCTGGTCATGCTTGGTGGGATGTTCTAAGGGGTACTGGAGCGCAGATTTCTTCAAGCGAAACTAATGCGGAAAGCACCGGCTATAACGCCATTACAAGTTTTAGTAACAATGCTATTAGTTTAGGCGCAGACAATACTGGAACATCTAACGGCAGAACAAACGAAACCGGCAGGACTTACGTTGGTTGGGTATGGAATGCTGGCGGCTCTAACGCTACCAACACGTCTGGCAGTATTACCAGTACAGTAAGAGCAAACACTACTAGCGGGTTCTCGATTGTTACTTATACGGGTAACGGCGCAACTGGCGGTACTGTTGGCCACGGCCTTGGTGTCAAGCCGGGATTTATTATTGTTAAGAAAAGAAGTGCAACTGGTGGATGGGTTTGTTGGCATCAATCCTTAACTGGCGGTAGCGAACAAGACCGATACATATATTTAGATTTGACTAGCGGTTCTGGTGTTACGACAAATTACTGGGGTAGTGGAATTACATCTAGTACATTTGGTGTTTGGACTACTGGAGGTGACAACAATACTAGCGGGGCAACAATCGTAGCCTACTGCTTCGCACCCGTGGCTGGTTATAGTGCCTTTGGTTCGTACACGGGTAATGGCTCTGCGGATGGGCCTTTTGTGTTTACAAATCATCGCCCTGCTTTCTTGCTTGTTAAGCGCACAGATACGACTAGCAACTGGACTATTTTAGATTTTCAGCGTGAAGGTTATAACATAGACAATGACCCGCTATACCCTAATCTTTCTGATGCAGAAGGAACGGCAGATTTAGCAGACATTCTTTCTAACGGCTTCAAACTTCGGTCAACGGACGCTTCTGTAAATGCCTCTGGCGGGACTTACATATACATGAGTCTGGCTTCCAATCCTTTTAAGTATTCTCTTGCGAGGTAATTATGTTTCAACTAAACGGTAATCCAATCTCAATCGACTCTGAACAAGTCATCAACGGCGTTCGTTACCCGCACCTGCGTGACCCTGCTTTGCGTGAGCAGTTAGGCGTGGTAGAGGTAGCAGACCCAGAGCAGTATGACCAGCGGTTCTACTGGTCTCCTACATTGCCTAAGCTGCTTGATGACCGTTTAGAAGTCAAAGAAGACGGTACTCCGTTGTACGTCCAAGTCTATAATCCAGCAACAGAGGCTATGGAAGATACTACGGAGCAAGTGGTCACCAAGGGACTCAAGAGCCAATGGACTGCACAGGTCAAGGACACGGCTGGCAAGATGCTTGCCCAGACCGATTGGATGGTAGTGCGTAAGGCAGAGCGCAATGTAGACATCCCCGCTACGGTAGTCGCTAAACGTGCGGCGATTGTGGCTGAGTGCGACAGGCTAGAGACTGCGATTGCGGCTTGCACGACAGTTGAGGCTTTAATTGCGGTGGTAGGCGCACATGGATGGCCTAGCTGATGGCAACAATCGTAGAGGTCAAAGGCCAACTTGACACCCACGAGGCTGTCTGTGCTGAACGCTATCTTGGGATAAACGCACGACTAAAGCGGCTAGAGCAAATCCTAATCGGCTCTGCTGGCTGCATAATCGTTCTTTTACTAAGCCTAGTGATTAAATGACCACCATCGCGGCCAAAGCGTCTACGGGAGAGATTGCCGCAGACTCGATGGTCAGCGGTGATGACTCGTTCTACCTCGTAGAGAAACTCCGTAGGGGCCAGGAAAGCGTCTACGGGGGTTGCGGAGATTGGGATAAACTATTAAAGTTCTACAATTCGTTGGAGTCTGGTGCTGACCTAGACTCGGATACGGATGTGACCGTTCTCGAACTCAGAAGTGATGGCATTTGGATTTACGAGAGTACCATCATTCCTGCGAAGATAAAGAACGACTTTTGGGCAATTGGAACTGGGGCAAACTTTGCTATCGCTGCCATGCACTTAGGCTTATCTCCGGCAGAAGCAGTAAAGCTAGCGTGTCTGTACGACACATCCTCCCATGAGCCAATTGACGTAATGACTCTTAGCGGGAGGAAGCGTGGTAGCACTAAAAAAGGTGTCGGACGAGGAACTAATAGCGGCGTTTAAGACCTACGGCAGTCCACAAAAGGTCTCGCAAGTTCTAGGCATAGATGTTGGTACGGTTTACCGAAGGCGGGCTGCACTAAAGGACGTATCCCTACCATCCTTTGCCGCAAGACAGCACAGCATCGCCAACACATACATCCCAGATAACCGCAGGGTTATCTCCCACACCGTAGACAACGGTCACGTCTTTATAGCCTCCGACTGCCATTATTGGCCTGGCGAGGAAACCGTAGCGCACAAGGCTTTCGTTGCTCTGCTGACCGAATTTAAGCCAAAGACCATCATCTTAAACGGGGATGTCTTTGACGGGGCTAGAATCAGCCGCCACGCCGCCCTGATGGGAACTAACCCCCCTACCCCAAAGCAAGAGATAGAAGCCTGTCAAGACCGTCTAACCGAGATTGCAAACGCTTCTAAGAACGCTACTAAGCTGTGGACTTACGGGAACCACGATACTCGTTTGTTCTCGTATATCGCTACGCACGCAGACGCGCTGATGGAGTTTTCGGACTTGTTTTCGTACTTTCCTGGTTGGCACACGGGATGGCGGGTGGACATAAATAACTCGGTGATAATCAAGCATCGGTGGCACAACGGGCAACACGCGACTTATAACAACGCCTTGAAGTCTGGCAGAAGCATCGTCACGGGACACCTGCATAAACTGATGGTTACCCCTTGGGTGGACTACAACGGGCGTAGGTACGGAGTTGATTCAGGAACCCTTGCGGAACCTAGTGGCGACCAGTTTGTTTACACGGAAGAAAATCCTGTGAACTGGTGTTCTGGATTCGTTGTCCTGACGTTTAAGAATGGTATGTTATTACCTCCAGAACTATGTGAAGTAATAAATGGGGTGGCTTACTTTCGAGGAGAGAAAGTGGGATAAATGAGTGATTTAGTAGCCTCAGCAAAAAGTGCAGCGCAGGGCATAAAAAGCGCGATTGCGGCGGGTAAAGAGATTGAATCGGTAGTCCAAGACATACAGAAACTTGGGGTCGCAGAACTCCAAGCCAAGCAACAGTTCCAAAAGAAGCAACGGGTAATAAAGGGCGACACCACCATCCTTACGGCTTTCGCGGAGTGGAGGAGACTCAAGGAAGTGAAAGAAGCAGAGGACGACTTGTACCAGCAGCTTGTAGAACGCTACGGCAAGGAAAAAGCTGACTACGAGTGGAAGGACATCCAAGCCATAAAAGAGCGACAGATGAAGGAGGTCAAGGAGGGGCGCGACGAACTAGGTCGTGACCTAAAGAAACTCCGTGAGCTCAAGATTATGTGCTTCGTAGCCTCGCTAATTATCGTCACCACTTACTACATCCTCAAAGGACACCTGTAATGCTATCCCTTATTTCTACCCTTGGCGGTCTACTAATCTCTGGACTGCCCCGTGTTTTAGATTTCTTCCAAGACAAGTCCGACAAAAAGCAAGAACTAGAACTAGCCCGTATCCAGACTGAGCGTGAACTAGCATTGGCAGAACGTGGGTTTATTGCACAGCAAAAAATAGAGGAGATTCGTACAGACCAGATTGCCATGCAGTCTGAGGCACAGATGCAAAACGCAGCCCTCGACCACGATAAAAAGGTCATGGAAAAGGCAAGCACTTGGGTCGTCAATTATGTTGGAACTGTGCGACCAACCGTGACCTACATTTTAATTTTAGAGTTAGTGGCTATTAACTTTTGGATTATGTGGCACATCTTTTCGCTTCCAAACGTGATAAATAACATTGACGATGTTATTAAATTTTCTGATGTTGTATTTACTTCTGATGAGATGGCAATGGTCGGCGGTGTGCTAGGATTTTGGTTTGGCGCACGAAGTTGGGCTAAGAAGTGAAAGTAAGCAAGGAAGCGATAGAGGGCATAAAGAAGGATGAAGGGGTAAGGACAAAACCTTACCGTTGCCCCGCCTTGCTCTGGACTTGCGGCGTTGGCCACGTCATAGACCCCAACCACATAAGGGTTCCGTTCAATGAACGCAAAAATATACCCCTTCCCCCAGAGTGGGACAGAGTTCTTAGCATGGCAGAAGTCGATGCTATCTTGGCTGCAGACTTGGCTACATTCGAGCGAGGAGTTCTGCGCCTCTGTCCAAGTGGACTTACTCAAGGCCGCTTTGACGCTCTGGTTTCCTTCTCCTTCAACGTCGGGCTTGGCAACCTCCAAAGGTCAACCATCCGCATGAAGCACAACCGTGGCGACTTTGAGGGTGCTGCGGAAGGTTTTATGGCGTGGACTAAGGCCGGTGGTAAGGAGTTGCCTGGTCTAGTTAAGCGCCGGAAGCACGAACGCGCTCTCTATGAATCTGAGTAATTCTCTCTTTTAGTTCCTCGGCTATTGTCAAATTGTGCTTGGCCTCAAACTGGTCTAGCCACTTCCTCCTCGCCTCCTTTGTCGGAAGCGTCAAAACGTATCTCGCCAGCCCCTCAATCTTCGCCTCATGTTCTGACATCACGATTTGATAGAACTCCTCTGGGGTAGCGGTAAAGGTTCCTCTATTAACCAGCCCTAGCAAATGTTTTATGCAACGCTTTTCTTGCGGTGGTGACGGCTCTGGCTGCGTCAGATTTTCGAACAAATCTCCCAAGATAGTACCTCTTATAGTTGGCCATTATGTGCGCCTCGTAAAACTTTTCCTTCCTCTTGTAGACCCCCTTGATGTTTGACTTGGTTCTTTCTCTACGCTTGGAGTTCCACCTGTTCTCCATCTGCGTGGCCTCTCTGAGGTTGCCTATCCTGTTATCGGCAAACTTGCAGTTTATGTGGTCAACCTGCTCCGGCCAGTACCCGTAGTGGTAAGCCCAGACAATCCTGTGGGCAAAGTAAGGCTTCTTGAATATAGCAATTTTGCGATAACCGCGAGGGGTTATGTGACCGGCAACCCTATTCGCGTACCGTCTGTTCCACATGACGTAGGCAGAATACTTGGCGAAAGCCTCAATGGGTCGAGGCTTCCACACAAGTCGTCCGCGCCTGTAATCAAACAGGGCTTTTAGTTGTTGCTGTGTCAGAATGGGATGTCGTCCTCTAAGGCTTGTTGCTTAGGTTCTGCCTTTGGTTTCGGCAGTTCCACCTTGAGGCTCATAAACTTCTGCCCAGACTTGCCCGTCTTAATCCACGCGGCTAGTTGGTACTCAGTCCCGTCCACGTTTAACTTGCCCTTGTACGCTGGAGCTTTCTCGTTGTCCGACTCGTTCTTAAACAACACCCCTGTGTTTTCGTTTGAATACTCAGCCATGTATATGCCTCCAAGTCCTTTTTGATTTGATGTAAAAAACTGATGTTTGTGTAATTCCATAATCAGCAGCTATTGTCCGCTGAGGTCTATCATCTAAAAAAATTTGCATTGCTTTTTGGTCTGTAAGTTTAGACAAACCGTTTTTTGAGCCAAATGCAGCTTTTCTGTTTTTAAACGAATCTCCTTTCGCCTGTCTGTTTTTAGAAACTTTGTCATCCATGTTGTCCTGATGTGTACCCAAAAAAAGATGGTCTGGGTTTACACATTCTGGGTTATCGCAACGGTGTAAAACAAACATTCCAATCGGTGTTTTTTGCCCGTTATGAATTTCCCAAGAAAATCTATGTGCTGGCATTACTTTGCCATCAACTTTTATGCGGCCATATAATTTAGATGTCCCGCTTTTGGACTTTCCTTGCCATATCCAGCAGTTGGTTTTTTCATCTTTTTTGTACGACATATTGAATCTATAAACCGCTGGTTTTGGTTTGCAGCCACCAAGTTTTTTTAGGTTCATTTTTTATAAACTTAGTTACGAAGCAAGAATGATAACACGAGTGGTATTAACAAATCAATAGCATCGTATTATCGTATTCCATTACATTCCTTTCGCTGCCATATATAACCCAGCATTAGCGCAACCGTAAAAGATAAAACTAACGCCAAGCCCCATTTTTCCTTCAAAAATTAACTGTATACCGATAAAAAGATACACAAATCCTATGAGTGCTATTAGCCACGCCGCCACTCTGTCCACCCCGCGAAGATAATAACGCCAAGCATAAATAGCACGAAAAATGCCGCGTCCTGCGCGTAGAAGTGTGCAGATATAAGTCCGTCTCTCATTCGTCTTCCTCCGTGTTATTTAAAAGCTGGTACTTGATTACCTCTAAAACACCCACCACAGAGGCTAGAGGGAGTGCCTCGTCAAACTTCTCCAGAACGCCCATAATCTCTTGGTAGAGGGCTTCTATCATCACCTGCTGGCTCAACCCCTCATCTCCTGAGCCAAGCTCTTAAATCCCCATTCCTCTGCCATCCTAGCGCACCGCAACATTTCCTCCTCGCGCACTATGTCCGCGAACCTCTGCAACTGGGTGCGAGAGTCTTCGTGGAAGTTAAACAACAACTCCCCCTCCTTGAGAAACAGTCCCGCCTCTACCGCTAAGTCGTCAATCGTCACACTCGGCCTCCACTTCTGATAAGAACACCTGAATCTTGTCTAACATCTCGTCTACCTCCTTTTGTTCTGGCTCGAACCGCACGATGAACAGCATCTTGCTGACCGGCAGTCGGGAGTCGAAACTCACAAAGTCGCACCATTTCCTACCCGTACAGGCAAGTTGGAGCATCATCTGGTTCTTGTACTTGGTCGGAACCTTTCCCGCCTTTCTGTATTGCAGGTGCGTGGCCGTGTTCGGGTTCTTAATCTCTACCAGACCATCATCCCCAACCAAGCCGTCAGGAGAGGCTCCTAGCCACTTTATAGTCGGGTGTTGGACGAATCCTACTTGGTCTACGAAAACCCCGCTATGGGCTTCGTAGGCGGCGCGGGCGATAGGCTCCTGCTCGGTTCCGCGAAGCATGGCCGCGTTGGGCGCAAACCCCGCCTGGGGCATCTTGGTGAGTCTCTCTGCTACAAGCTGCCAGAGGTAGTTCTTGCGGGTCTCTGTATCCTTGCCCGCCAAGGCATCGCTAACCCTACTCGCGGTGCAAAACCCCAGTCTCGCCTGTAACCATTCCTGCGAACCTTGGACTATTTCTGTTAAGTCTGTCATATAGCCTCCTCTTTGCTATGTGTAATTCTGCCTCAAGCCTGTCTGTACTCATCCGTAATCTCTGGGCTACATTGTGGCTCAGGTTGTACGGGTACTGTATATACCTTGCCTTCAAAACCCTGCGACTTATATCAGGTAAAACCCTTACTGCGTCTTCTACCATCTGCCCGTCCAACATATCGGGTTCTATCCTTGGTTCCTCGCCCTCAAAGACATCCTCGGACTCGTAGTTCCCCTCCGCGCTAGCGCATTGGGTACGGTGTTCAGGGCCAACATGACCCCACGCACAATAGAACGCCCAGTTTTTTAGTCTTTCTTCCGAAACCATAAGTCGTATAACTCCGGCCTGTTTTCCTTAATCCAAGGTTGGGCAGATTGTATAAGTTCTTTGGCATTAAATCCACAAGTCTGAGAACCGACGTGGTGGACGTAAGCCCTGCTGATGGCGTGCTGAAAACCCTTCTTCTGGATGTCCAAGCAGTTAACATCGTCTGAATACCAATTCAAGGGCGGGAAGTCCACCCACGCGTCCTTGTGTATGTAACTACAAATCGGGGCTATAACATCTGTGATGTTAATAAGATTTTCGGTCTCGTATCTAAAAAATTCCATTCTCCCCTGCCCTAGCCGAATATTCTGCAATCCTCGGGCATAATCAGACCTAGCGGCTACCCAGCCGAGGGGGATGCTTTTGTCTCGCAGAAACGCAACGTCCTCGCCAAGCAGCTTCCAGGTGCTAGGGTTGAACACAATATCGTCGTTACAGACCACCACCTCGTCTACTTCCTCGAACGCCCGCTTTACCACGGCGTTATAGGCATCGCCAAAGTTGGTCGCGTCGTTGGGAAGGTTCACAGTCCTGTGGCGCGGGAAGATAATGTCGCTACCCGCTAGGAATACCGTCACATCCTGCGGGACGTAGAAGGTCACGGAGGCGGCCAGTACTGGAAGGCATTTCCCCTCAGTTGTTGCTATCGCTATTGCTTTCACCTAGTAAGCTCCTTACGTCGTCAAGCAGGTCTTGTTCTGTAAATCCGTAGTGCTTTGGGAAGCCTTTGGTTCCGAGTCCGTGAACTCCAGTTTTACCTCTGTGGTGTTCTGGGCATAGTGGTATTGCAAGGTAGTGCGAACTCCTGCCCCATCCTTGACCGGCCCGCAGATGATGAATTTCAGACGGGCTATCAGAGTACCCAATTCTTCGGCAGACCATGCATCCGAGGGCTGCAACTTTAGAGAGATGGTTTTTTTCATTTTTCGTCATCCCCATTGTTCTGCCATTGCTTTGGCTATCCCAGTATAAGTAGTGCTACGCTTTTTCCATCGGTCAGGAGAAGGCGGCATCTTGTGTATCCGATTCTCTCTCCCGCTGACAATATTTGTCGGAATTAACTTTTGTAATCCCTTTAACCACAAACAAGTCGCCTTTGTTTCTCCGTGTCCAAACTGCCAAGGCTGGATTACTTGGTCTGGCTTTCTAATCCGGCTAGAGATTATCGACACAGGGTTTTCTAATGCTATGCGTTCAATCGGTGCGTTTAGCAAGAGATTAACGAAACCCAAAGCCTCTGCCTGTTCTACTTTCTTTAAATGAAACCATCTAGCACCAGATACAGCTAGGTGAGTACAAGGTGGGTGAGCAACCATTAAGTCCCATCCGTCACCAAGGATATCGGTTACGTCACCTTGGTAATGCGGCCCAGGAACATCAGTCGGCAAAAGGTCGCAGCTCATAGCGTCATGCCCCATGCTTATAAACGCATCCCTGACCGTTCCTGAGTATTCACAAGCAACCAAGACCCTCATCTCAAACCCCTGGTGTTATCACTAAATCTTACGTCGTGTTCGAGTGCCCACTTTATTACCTTCTCCGTGTACTCCGAGAACGTCGCCTGATTTAACTCGCTAGTGCTAGGTTCTAGCATCTTTATGCTTCCGTCTGGCAACTCCACCATTCGTTCAGGCAAAAACAAGGCGCGTAGATACTCGTGCCAGATACTAGGCTCGTAGGCTTTACCTGGCACTACTTGCTCGGATATATCACCCAAGACCGCCCAGTAGTACCTGTTGCTGTCAAGACTGCGTTTAGGTGGTCGGACTTCTAGGATATGCCCGTCAGGTGCGTTATCCACCATCTCACGGGCTAGGTTCCTGTTGTGCGGGGAGAGAATCACGCGGACTTAAGCGCGGCTCTCATAACCGCAACCTTAAAGTGTGGGAACGACTCGAACTGGCTAGGGTCTAAACCTAGTTCTTTACCTTTGAGTTCTATGCCTGTGGCCGTTTCGTGCCAAGGCTTCTCGTTGACCACGTTTGGCAGGGTAACCTCATGTATATCGTCCCAACGCTCCCCACGCAACCAGGTGGCAGGGTATGGTATGAACGCCCCGCCAGACTTCATCCAAGACTCGGTCTTGCAAGCGGCTGTGATGGCAGTTAACAAATTTGTTAATTCTGGCCGTATATCCTTTGTCTGCGCCCACGCTTTTCTAGCGTCGGCCTTTGCTACTTTCTTTGGGTATAGCGCCCAGAAGGTGTCGAAATCATCCAAGATTCTTCTCCCTCAGTTCCAAGACCTTATCAGCCCATTGCCATGCGGATTCTTCTATCCAGCCGCGTTGTTTTTTTATTTCTTCGGCTAATTTAGGATTTGCAAGCAAACCTTGTAATGCTTTAGCGGCGAAATAATCTCGCCGTGTTAGCTCAGGTAGTTCCAAGATATTTTCTCCTCATAATGTCTATGACTTCCCTCAAAGTCATTTCTGGCGATTCGTGCCAGACTCCATTTTCCCTGTATTGTCTAACAATTGTCAAACCCATATCTATATCCCCGTCGCTTTCGTGCGACGTAAGCATTAGCACACAGGTCTTGGTTTCGCTTTGGATGGCATCGCAGAGTCGCTCTAGGCAGAGCTTTTGCCCAAACGGAACTTGGGCATTTTTATATTTTGCCTCTACGATTATGAACAGTCGGTTAGAGAACTCTAGGATTGCGTCTATATCTGTCGGAGATATTGCTCCCCATCTCAGACCTGAAAAGTCCTTAAGCTGGCTACCGTACTCTCTATTCCTATACATAATCCTCCCTTACTATGTATATATATCTGCACTTTTGGTGGACGGACTTAGCCTTAGCCTCGCCCGCCTTTACCTGCACTTTCGGAGCCACAGGACTCGTCAGCCTTTTCGCGTTCTGGTGCTGACTTCGCCGCCAGGTTAGGATATTCCAACGCTGCCCACAGTATCCCTATCGCCGCCTAGCCCTGCCGTCTTTCGCCGACGACTAGGTAGCTGTCGGAAACAAAAAAACCCCTAAGTGAGACTTGGGCTTGACAGGCCAGCACGGGGAATAGGTGCGTGCAAACAAGCCTCACTTAGAGGTTCTTTCCTATTCCCAACGTGCCGGTTCGTCACTTCCGACAACGCTAGGATACCACGGTTTTAGTTAAGTTCAACTAATTTCAGCGTCCAGCCCGCTTTTAACTTCCCCCACCCGTGGACATGGACTTTCCACCCCGACCGCACCAACTCTGGGTAATACTCGTTTTCCTCGATTTTCTTTACCCGCGCCGCAACATTTCCACGGCTGGTAGTCTGTACCCCTACGGTCTCCCCGTTCCCGATAGCCAGGATGTCTAGGCAGTTCCACAGGTCTATCCGCTTGCGGGAATAGGGACACCACCTCTCCACAATCCAGCAACGGTAGCCTTGGTCGCGGAGGTATTTCAGGGAACGCTGGGTAGGGGACATTCTTACATTCTACTGTATAACCATACATTAGGGTTAGTCCTAGGTATATTTCTTACACAACCCCGAAAAGTAGTGTAAGATTCTGTTCATGGCATCCCGCCATATACGCCGAGGAGGGCATATGAAATACGACGAAGACTGGTATTACACACCACCACAAGAACCTGAGTCCGAGGAGGACGAGGACGACGATTCCTACTGGCAAGAACGCGCATGGGAGGCTAACCGTGACTGATTGCCAAGCCCACGCACAACAGCAAGAGCAAGAACAGCAAGAGACCGAAGCCCTGTGGGAACGCCAACGCCTAATGTCTAGCAACCACGGCAAGATGATTGGTTGCGCCCAGACAATACGGGACGCTAACGGGGACGAGGACTATGTAAGAATTGCGGTAAAATACTTACTAGAGGCTTTGAAGGAGCATGACGACATTATGAGGAGGTTCAAATGAACGCAGTAGATTTACTAAAGATTAACGTCAACGACCACACGGAGAAGAAGGGAAACCTTACATACCTGTCGTGGGCATGGGCTTGGCAAGAGGCAATCAAGGCAGACCCGCAAGCAGAGTGGACGGTCAAGATGTTTGGCGAAACGTACGATAAACCGTACGTCAGCATCGGCGACACCAAGATGGTATTCGTGGACGTTACGATGTTCGGCAAGACGCTTACTTGCCAGCTTCCTGTCCTTGACCACAAGAACAAGGCTATCCCTAACCCAGACGCTTTTCAGGTCAACACGGCGATTATGCGTTGCCTGGCTAAAGGGATTGCAATGCATGGTCTAGGCTTATACATCTACGCAGGAGAAGATTTACCCGAGGATGGCTCAAAACCTGAGCCAGAGGCTTATGTAAAACTAATCGAGGAGAGCAAAAATGTCACAGATTTACAATCAAATTGGAAAGCAGCGTACACAGCGTCTCAATCAGATGCGGGGTTTATCGCCGCTATCACGGTTGCCAAGGACAAACGAAAAGCAGAGCTTTCCGCTGCTTGACACCCTCGCCTTTGTAGCGTGTTGCGTTACAGGCTACGCCGTACTGGTGATGCTATGACTGACCTACGCAAAGCAGCAGAGATGGCGTTAGAGGCTTTGGAAGATTACAGGTTTGCTTCAGGTTTTGAAAGACCGTTGGCACAAGATGCTATAGACGAACTACGCCAAGCACTATCGCAGCCAGATGAAGTATTAGTAGAGCGTGAGGCGTGTGCGAGGTTGGTTGAAGCCGATGGACT